TGATCCTTGGGGACTGCCGGGCTTCTTCAACTTCGTGCCTCTTGTGTTCAATCGCACGCCTATGGGCGCGTATGCGCGCAGCAACGTGACGTATTACCTGGACCAGCAAGATGCACTAAATGAGATACACGACGAGTTTCGTCGTGCTAGGTTGGATATTAAGGAGAACATTCTCTTCAATGAGAGGCTTGGCCGCGAGGGCGTAGTCTCGTGGCTTACTGGCAGCGGGCCTAATGCTGTAGGTGTCAGCCTGCCAGAAGGCGCACAGCTTAAGGACATGATCCTTGAGAAGCCCAATTCACTGCTGAAAGCTGCACCACTGTTCGATGTGAACCGTGTGCTGCAATCTGTTGATCGTATCAGTGGTGTCAGCGACGTGCTGCGTGGTGCGCAGTTTAAGACGAACACGACTAACAAGGCTATTGAGAATTACAACAGCACAACAGCAATGCGCCTCGACGCAAAGATCGACGCGATTGAGGACTTCGTTGGTGAAGTGCTATACATCGTAGCCTTCCTGTGTATGCAGTTTATGCCGGAGCAGCAAGTTGAGATGGTCGCAGGCAAGGACGTTGCGCAGGGCTGGAAGAATTACAAAGCTGAGGAGCTTCGCGATATGTTCCAGTGCCGCGTTGTGGGCGGCTCGACGCAGAAGCCAACGAGCGCAGCTAAGAAGCAGCAGGCGCTCGAAGTCGCACGCATTCTTGGTAGCATGGCGCAATTCGCGCCTGCTGTTGTGCTTGAGACTACAATGACCATCTTCGATGAAGCGTTCGATGAAGTCACACTGCCTGACAACGCATTCGATCGCATCAAAGAGGAAGCAGCTAAAGCACTTGACCGTGGCCGCAGTACTGGCGGTGGCGGAGATAACACTGGCGGTGCGCAAGGCGCGCCAGCAGGCAGTGATGCTATTGCAGAAATCGCTGCTATCGTTGACCAGCTTCCGCCACAAGCAAAGCTGGCACTAGGACAGGCCATCGCACGTGGTGTGCCTGTAACTGAGGCGTTGCAGGAAATTATCAGCGCCGTTAGTAACAACAACCCCGGAGAACCCACACAATGAGTGGCGCGCGTATCGACACGGCTAACGTCGAAGCTACCATCGACAAGCTGTTTGGCACAGGGACTATCGAAGATGACACAGCGCAGCAGAGCGCGTCCGCTGACAATCAAGCAGCAGACGGCGAAGCAACAGATGAACAGCAGGAAGGTGCTGCGCAAAGCGGGAGCGACACTCCGCGCGGTGGCACTGCTGACGGAGCAGGGGCTGCTGAACAAAAGCCAGCAGCGCGTCCGCAAGCTGCACGCAATGGAGACCTGATCGGCCCTAATGGCGAAGTCCTCGCGCGTGGTGGTGCTGAGCGGCGCTACTATGAAACAGCACAGCGCGCTACTCGTGAGCTTAACACTGTCAAAGGTCGCCTGACTGCTGTAGAAGCAGAGCTTAATGGCTACAAGGCTGCTGCTACACTGCCAACGCAACTTGGCCTTGGCCCTGCTGAAGTGACGACTGCAATGCAGTTCATGTCACATTGGAAGCAGAACCCCGTCGAGGCCGCTAAGAAAATGCTTGCGGAGCTTACCGCTGCGGGGTATAATATTGATGAGCTTAAGGGTGGCGTAGACGTATCCGCGATCAAGAAGATGATCGAGGATAACATTGCACCATTTAAGCAGGACCGCGAAGCACAGACGCGCGAACAGCAGATCGCGCAGGAAGTGCAGCGAGAAATCGAAGATACATTCGCAGAGTTTCCTTGGGCAGCGCAGCAGCAGCGTGAGCTTGACGCTGTGTTGCAGCAGTTTCCAGGGGCGCCACTGCGCGAGGTAGTGCTTCGTGTTGAAGCATGGGCCTATCGCAACGGCTATGACGTTAATCAACCGCTGACACCACAGGTGTTGGCGAGACAGCAGAACGGCGGATCGCAGCAAGCTGCTCCCCCGAACAACGCACGTGGTCCTGCACGGACTGGTGCTGCGCCAAATTCTACGCCGCGTCGGAATGTCGCAGCCGACACGAGCCGCAGCAATCGTGACATTGTTCGAGAAGTCATGCGAGAGCATGGCCTAAACCTGGAGTGAGCTAATGGCTATTAACACTGCCTATGCTGCTGGCGGTACTCTTGACACCATCGTGCATTCGATGCTCGATAAGAGCCGCAAGAAGCTGATCATGGCTTCCGTCAAGTCCAACGCGCTTGTCGCTTGGGCGATGGCGAATGATAAGGTTGAGATGGAAAATGGTGGTGCTAACATCACCAATCCGCTCACCGTTGGGCGCAATCAGAATATTGCGTCTTATCAGTACTACGATGAGCTGCCTGTCAACCAGACCAATGAGTTTACGACCATTGGCTACGGTTGGGCGCGCGTCGCTGGCACAATGATCATCAGCGATCAGGAAGTGGACGAGAACACCGGCGAAGCTGCGCTGTTCAAGCTGCTGACTGCGAAGATGGATGTGCTTGAGGAAAGCATTGGTGAGAAGTTCTCTGAGTATCTGTATGCTGCTGGTGGTGGCACTGATCCTCTTGGACTTGCTTCGCTTATTGCTGACGATCCGACTACTGGCACACTTGGCGGCCTGTCGCGTGTGACTGAACAGCAGTGGCGCACGTCTGCGTACCAGTTTGGTGGTGCGCTCGATCCGACAAACATCGAAGAAGCCTTCGATGACGTGCTGATGGACTTGAAGCTTAAGAGCGACAAGCCCGATCTGATCCTGATGGGGCGCAATATCGTGCGCACCTATCGCCAGGCCATCCGTGACAAGGTGATGATCACGCTGGACAAGTCGTCCAGCGGCAAGGCCATGTACGATCTTGGCTTTGAAGGCTTCACCCACAATGGCATTCCATGCCTGTACGATGAGGACTGCGGTGTGAACCGTGTGTACTTCATCAACAGCAAGTACATGCGCACGCACATCCTCAAGGGTGTGAACATGCGTGTGAAGAACCTCACCGCGCCGTGGACTGTCGATGCCATCGGCAAGCGTGTTGTGTGGCAGGGGCAGTTTGCCAACTGGCGCTGCTTCCGCACACATGCGGTGCTTCGCAACGGGACGACTGGCTAATGGCCAAGCGCAAAGGCAAAGGCGGAAAGAAGTGCTGACATGAGTGACACAACCCCTCGCATTAGCAAGCGGTTCCAGATCGAAGTGATCGAGGACCGCTTGCTGTCTGAAACCATCATGCGCATTGAAGTCGATGCTGAGACAAAGCACCGTCGCTTCATCCGCGAACAAGTCGAACGTGTAGTGCCTGTTAGCTACATGGTGTACTTCCCCGGTGGACATTCCATCTGGTGTGAGACAAAGAACGACCTTGCTAGGCTTGGCCTAGTGGAGAGTGAAAACTTTGAAATCGACCTCGACACTGGATTGCCTGTGCAGCCGCCTAAGCAGGTGGATTTGAAGGCGCGTGTCGAGCGTGCAACTCGCAACACCCGGCATCGAGGGTGATAGACAATGGCTAAGCGTGTTCCTACTTTCTTCCCGCAGCGTGTGAACCAGCGTGTGCCGCTTAAGGCGTACACTGGTGGCATCGAAGGCCCTGGCCTTGTGACTGTTGAGCTTGGCGCTCCGCTGGCACTGGCTAACCAGGGCATCCTTGCTGCGCAGTCGGTTGCGGCTGCGGGCAACACCAGCACCTTTGCTGCTACATTTGTGCAGAGTGAAGCACAGATGGGGCGCTTTGGTCGCTGCGTTCGTGTGGTGCTCTCTGGTGCTGGTACAGGCAACCTGATCATTCGTGGCCGCGACTTCCTTGGACAGCGAATGCAGGAAACTATCGCGCTGAACGGCGCTACGCCTGTGCTTGGCATCAAGGCGTTTCGCTTCATCGACAACATCGAGTGGCCGACGGTTGCCGCAGTTACGCTTGACGTTGGCTGGCGTGACTGCTTCGGGCTGCCACACAAGTTTGTGGCTATCGACCTCGAAGAAAAGAGCGAGGCGCTGGCAGCAAACGCGGGCACGTTCGTTGCTGGCCTTGCGACAGGTACTGCTGCGACGGCTACTAACGCCGACGTGCGCGGTACGTACCTGCCCGTGACTGTCATTCCTAACGGCACTATCCCGTTCCGTCTCCGCTACTTCGCGGACTTCAATAACCTCGACGGCAACGCGCAGTTCATTTCGTAAGTGCATGAGGGCGCTGGTAGCAATACCAGCGCCCTTAAGCGCGTGGAGCAGTCATGGCATTTCTGTCTTATACTGATCTGATCCAAGCGACGATCCGTCGTCTGCGCCAGGTAACTGGACAGGCGACGCAGCTTTATTCACAAGATGAGATTGCACAGCTGCTGATCGAGCAGTACGAGATTGTGCGGAATGAGCGTTGGTGGGATCATTTGATGAGCCGCGCTGCTGTGCAGCTTGATGGCGTCAATGGTCTGCCGACTACTGGCTTCCCTGGCGCACGTGAGGGCTTCCGTGACGTGCAGGCGATCTACTTCCGCAATATTAGCACACAGCTTCCACAGATTACACGTGATGTGAACCCTTACAGGCTCACAGGCACGTACCCACGGTTTGTTGAGCCGCTGGCATATGCTGACGACAGCACAGAGCCGCGCTTGCTGTTTCGCATCTGGCCATTGGCTAGCGTCACTACGACAGATGAGCCAATTCGTGTCGTGTATCGGCGCGATCCAGATGATCTGTTCACAGACAACAGCGTTGTCGTGCCGTTCGATAGC